CTTGTACTCCCAAATTTCTTTTTGGTGTTGTTTAATAATGAATTCTAGGTCATTATCGCCTTGTGTTTCATCTTTCATATCTTGACTTTATAGGAGAGTTCCCTTAAATTGTCAACATGGGAGTTCCAAAAAGATTAACAGAAATGCAACAAAGATTCGCTGAGTTTTTAGTATTTGGTGGACCAGATGGACCTATGTCTAAACGTGAAGCAGCTATCGCTGCAGGTTATTCACCCAAACGTGCAATGCGAGAAGGATCAGAACTAACTAATCCAAGATACTCACCTTTAGTTGTTAAATATATTGGTGAACTAAAAGAAGAGAGAATTAAAAAACATGAAGTGACTTATGATAATCACTTGGCAGAACTAGCTAGACTACGTGAAGCTGCTCTTAAAAAAGGTTCTTTCTCTTCTGCTGTAAACGCTGAAGCCAATCGTGGAAAGGCTGCAGGATTATACATAGACAGAAAAATAATAAAAACAGGTAAATTAGAGGAGCTAACAGAAGAGCAATTAGAAGCAAAGATGAAACAAATTTTAGATGATTACGAACCTCTTTTAAATGCAAAGGTTGTTGATGCTGAAGCAATTGAATTACCTAAATCTTCTGAATCTTCCGAACCCACTGACGAGGAATCATCGTCCGATCTCCAAAACTAAAACTACCATCATCTTCTTTATCATAACTTGCAAACAATTTAATTGCATCTTTATCTTTAGAATATAACCAACCTTCATTAATAGGTTTAGCTAACCTCATCTTATCAAACTCTTTGTCGTTTGCCCAGCCAGAGTCACTCACACAGTCGATCCACTCCACTCTAACCTTAGGAAAAGGTATGTCGGGAGTTCCACTTGAGGCTATTGATTTTCTTCTTTTCCGAGGCATATAAGAGATATACCAGATAAATCAGAAAACAAAACACCTCTTTACGCGCGCGCGTAGGCACTACTGAAATAGACAAAATGTTTTGTCTATAGACACTTTATTTTGACAAATTCTGTCTACACTTTAGCTATATATACCAACGATAATAGTGCATTTGGACAAAAAGACAGTATTTTACTAGCATTGTTTTTTTTTTTTTTAAATTATCTGTGAGATCTCTTATACCTTGTCTTTTCTGTCTACTTCGAAGTCTTCTGGTCTTATTTCTGCCTTAATTGCCTCTTTTTCGTCAAATTTGATCTCATGGTACATATCTAATCGTTTAAGAAACTTATGTTTCCATTGCCTCAAATCAGCGTCTTGAAACTTGAATTCTTGATAATATAGGTCCGGTGTGCATACCATTATGACGCCTTGTCTTATCTTACTACCATATACATGATCGTGCGCCATTGCATATGCGGCAATCTGCAGGTAATAATCTTCTATCCATTCTTCTCTCTTAGGTCTATTTGCCTGTTTGAAGTCTACAATAGTCTCCATATCATTGTGTAGACATACCAAGTCAGTAGACCCAGCGTATAGCCCAGGATAATGTAACATAACTTCCGAGCCATAATACTCTTCAACCGGTGTAAGACCCACTTCAATAATTTTTTCGGCCATGGGCTTCGCCGCTTGTCCGATCCCTGTAAGATCATCGTAGCCAACTCCTGTGATATGATTTTCCAAGAATTTGTGCATGGCAGTTCCGCGCTTACTAGATAAATTCTTGATTCGCTCTGCTTCTGATTCTCCAACTTTGGCCTTCCAGTCTCTTAAAAATTGTTGATTTTTGGTGGCTCCTAATATCGTAGTTACGCTTGGAAGTCGAGAATTATTTATGTCATAAATCCTGGTCCCAGTTCCGTGGTCCGTGATCTGTTTTCCTTGTATATAGTTGTATTTATTATTTTTTTTCATAGTCAAGAATTAGCTTTCCATTTAAGTGATCCATCTCATGTTGTACCACTCTACACGGTAAATAGTAAAATGTTTTATGTTGTTTTTTCCCATGACGACATGTCCACTCTAAATTAACAGATATAGATCTACTTACTTTTATCTCCTTACCTGGACAAGATAAACACCCCTCTATATCACTCATCTTTATATTATTTTTAGCCGTAAAAATTGGATTAACAAATACTTGAGGGTTATCTTTTTCATTAGAAGTATCCATTACAAACATACGTTTATTATAACCTATTTGATTAGCAGCTAAACCTATACCATTAGCTTGATACATAACCTTAATCATATTATCTAATATAATATTATTTTCTTCACTTAATGGAAACTTTACTTCTTCTGTAGGTTTTTTTAAGATTGATCCAGCATATTCAGAATGATTTAGTATCTTAATTTTCATTCTAAATTCATAGCTTCTCTATATTCTTTCAAATCAACTACATTACCATTCATAATTTTTTTATCAGAGTAATGTTTTATAATCTTTTGAATCTTAGGTAACTTTGTATGTGACCAAGGCCAGATTAAGAGACAAACGTAATAAGCATCTCTATGAGAGCATCTCCAACGCCATTGTTTCTTTCTACCTGGTCTAACTTTTCTAGGTCCAACTGTACCTACACCTAAAACTTCGTGTAACCACACAAGAACAGATTCATCAGTCATAGCTATTTCTAATCTAATCTGCCACGTTGGATAAGCTTTTTTATGTTTATCTCTTTTACGCATGTATTGTTTGTACGATACACTACCTTCGCCATCAAAGAGTCCTGCAATGTATGCTTTATCTGTATCAGGTATCATTAGTTATTACTCCTCTTAATACTGTAGTCCATGGGTTAAGGTCATACTCTAACTTAGTGCAACTTGTTAGAAGTATTATCATCACTGTCAGCGTCATTATAATAATTATCTGAAGTCTCATAAAATTCTCCTTCCGAATCACAGTCCCAGCACTGATGTACTGTTTCTCCCCATTCTGTGCCAACTTTAAGGTAACCATTACCTTTACAAGTAGGACAGATAAATTTACGTATTTGTCTTGCTTTTACTTTTGCCATTTAACTTTTTCGCTTTCTCATTTGCTAAACATTCTACAGTCTTACTAATTGATAATTTTGCATCGGGTAATAAAACCTTCGACAAATTTATTAAAACCTTGTATGTTTCGTGTGTTAAAGAGACGTTTCTATATTTTGTTATATCAGTCATTTTTGCCTTTCATTTATTTCTGATGATTATATAGGATTGAAGGGAGATTTGTCAAGTATGAAATTTATATTAACAATGATAATGTGTACCAGTGTTTACAACACCTGTCTGGAACCATTCCCTATGCCTACTTTATACAATACTCATTACGAATGTATGATCGCAGGTTACAATGAAGCGATTGATAAAGCAAAAGAGATAGGACCAGAGGAAGTTAATAAGTATGGGACTATTATAAAATTTTTTTGTTATCAAACAGATGAAGTAATTATTCCGGAACCTAAGCCTAAATTACAAATTTGACAATGTGTCCAAATTGTGTTAGGAGAAATCTTCTCACCACAATAACCTATCACTCTTCCCTCTTGTGATAGGTTTATTTCATTTTCTTTTGTGTAATATTACCGTCATCATCTATCCATAACTCCCAGATGATTCCATCAGCACAGTAATATCCATGTAACGTTTTCTTTTTCATAATTCATATCAACCCCTACAGTTTCCGTGCACGTACTCCTGCAGGAGCAAAGGCTCCACACCTCCACGGTAATTGCCGCTTCTAAGGTTGCCGTACAGGGAATAGCGCGTAGCGTTATATGGACGGAGGTCCTTTTCAAATCATTTACACATACAACCAAAGAGAGCACCACTGCCATCTTTCATCATGTACATGTTTAGAGTATCCACATACTCTGTTAATTTTAGTCTTAATATATCACAAAGATCAAAGCAATCTACCAGAAGTCGATCGAGTAATGTTATTCCTTCCATCATCTGTTTTGTTACTGGTACTAGATAATACATTCCATCGCTCAGGATAATAAGTTCCATTTGCAAACTCCTTTATTTTTTGATACCAAAGTTTTTTATACTTTGGATCTTTTGTTTTTTCCCAAAGGTTAGCTAACTCGTCAATCTCTTGCATCATACTTTCTTGTTCCTTGTTTTATAATCTTATTAACACTCGGTGCATGAATTTCTAATTTTGCATAAGGTTTCCATGCTGTTTTCATAAGGTTTAGTTCAAGTATTAAAGCAGACCATTGTTTTGATGTTATATCTTTACTTGTTATTGTTATTTTTTTTTCTTTCATTCTGTATATATAGGTCTTTGTAGGATGATTGTCAACTATTTTCTACGAAATTTTCCCATTCTTTTTTCGTGTTTATTGGGATTTTTTTTGTGGCGTCCTGGCCGTTTTCTAGGTTTGTCTTTTTTATATACACTAACCCCATATAAAGGTTTCTTTTTACCCATTACACCCAGTCTTTAACATAAGGCTTAGTGCCATCAGGTGGATGTATTATAGGTAGATAACTTATTTTGCCATTGATATGTTGCTGCAGATCTGATCCACATGTCATACATCTATAAAATTCTGTACTTAAACCTACCAACATAGTGATTTCTTCACACGTTGGACATTGTCCGTTAACTATCTCTGCTTGGATTCTTATTCTTTTGTCGTTCATATACTTTCTTACTCTTTACCACACGTTGATGATAACGTCCATCCCTTAAATCTTGAGCAATAGGGTTTTTTCTTCTATTTTTTTTCAAGAAAAATGCGTATGATTTTTTATTCAAGGATTAATGAAAGAATTTTCTTCTCTCCCATATATATTTCGGTGTTAGCTTTAGATTTAATGCATTTATACTGCACTCTACTTTCAGCTTTTAACTGTCTCTCCGCGATACGTTTGCCCTTAAGACATTTTGAGAGGCTGTCCATATGTAAGTGTTCCTTAATTTCATGGTCCACTATCATTAACAATGCAAATACTACTTCTACCATTTTATCTC